CAAATATCTTATGTTTTCTCGGAAAGCATTTTTTGAGAGAGAGGGATACTCCATCGTCACCTACACCAAGGAGGCGTCAAAATGAGGCTATTCCCCGACCGCCGCCCGACTGCCAAATACAACCTATTCGGCTATGCGTTTTTCATCCTGCTGTCCATTTACGTTATTGCCGTTTGCCTGATCGCGTATGGGCACTTTAGCGGCATGGTGCAGGAGCGGGTTGAGTACGCGGAGGCTATGCCCACGCCCGAAGCGTCGCCGGTGGTGATTGCGTGGCCGGAGGATAATTATTCACAGCGCGGGTTGGTTACATATTTGCCGGAAGCGGACAGGGCAGAAATTGAGCGGACATTAGCCGCGGAGTGCGGCGCGGAGATTTATCTTGGACAGATAGCGGTTGCGCAATGCACGAAAGACGCGGCGCAGAAAGACGGCATAGCGCCCGTGGAAGTTCTCACGGAGTACAAGTACACCAAGGCAAGGAAAGAGCCGTCACAGAGCGTCAGGGAGGCTGTAAGGGCTGTGTACGACAGGGGCGAACGGGCGGTTGAGCAGGAGATTTTATTTTTCTATGCACCCGCGCTTTGTGAGGGAAAATGGCATGAAACGCAGCGGTTTGTCTGTGAGATTGGAGGGCATCGGTTCTTTGGGGGTGCATCATGACCCGTCCCCACAACTCCTGCACTGGCTGCATCCACTGGCGGGGTGCGAACGGCTCAAAGGAAGAAAGGCTCTGCAATTATTATATCGACACCTTACAATTGCGGCACGAATCCTCCGAAGACTGCACGCATTGGACTGGTGAGAAGAAAGCTGTAAAAAGGAAAGAACGTCCAGATTTTGAGAAGCGCTACCGCGAACTGTACGACTTGGGGCGGTCTGACGCCGACATAGCGAGGGCCACGGGCAGGAGCGAATCATCCGTTTTACAGTGGCGCAGGAGGAACGGACTGGCGGCGCAGGGGGTTCCGGGGAGAAAGACAGAAAGGATGGATAAACTATGAAAGCTATGATTGAAGCGCATAAGCTCAGACGAATGATTGAGGCTACCAAAAAGTTTATAGCGCCTGACGGCAACAACCGAATTATGGCGCAGTACATACGAATTGACTTTTGCAAGGCAGGCTTGACGGCAAAGGCGTTCGCGGCTGACGGATACCGCATGTCCATTGAAAACGCGGACTGTTTCGAGGTTGACGAGGATTTTTCCGCATATGTCAAACCGCAGCTTCCGGCAATCAGAACAAAGGAGAGTGTTTACGCAATCGTTGAGATCGTCGGCAAAAACTGTCTGATTGATATCAGCGGACAGATAACCGGATTCAGGCAGCCGGAGGGCGAAAGGTACAACGACCAGGTAATGCTTGAAACTTTACAAAACCACCCGGTGTCGTTCCGCGTTGGGTTTAACGGGCAATATCTGCTTGACGCCGTACAGGCTGCAAGGGCGTCAATACCGAACTGGCCGATAATGCCGGTAATCCTTGAATTCAGAGAGCCAAATGATGCCGTTCTGTTGCGCACAGGCAAAGACAACGTTAAGGCGGTTCTGCCGATCAGGCTGAAAGAAAACACAGAAAGGATGGGGTGATATGGAAGAATCGAGCGGATACGAGAAATTAAAAGCTGCGGTAATGCGGGATTGCAACGAACGTGCCGGATGCGGATGCTTTAACCCGGACGGTTGCAACATTAAAAATCAGAGCATCGGAAAATATGGTGAGGCGGGCCATAAGCACTGCTTTCACGCCTATTGCGACAAATTTAAATGGGTTATCGACCGCGCAAGGCATTATGCGGAAAAAACAGGGATTCCGTGGGAAGATATTCTGAATTCGTGGGAGGCTGACCGGAACTATTGGTACATGAATTATTATCAGGACGGCAATCAGCCGGAAATAAAAGGCGACAGGGTTAAGGTGTTTGAAACCGTCGAAGAAATGCTTGCCTCCATCGGCGACAAGAAATTTAGATGCCCACTTTGCGGAGGGGTTTCGACAAATCCGTATGAGTGCAATTCCGGGCTTAAGATGAGCAACAGGAAAGCGTGCGATTGGAAGGTATATGGTCTGTTACGCGGTCTTGGGAAAGACGTATTTGTTTACTGCAAAGATAAGGTGCGCGGCGAAAGGATATTTATGCCTTTGAGCTGGGAGAACGAAAGCGACCGCCCATCTGCTGAAACAGACGAACGGCCATAGGGTACACATCACCAATATAATAAACCTATTTGAAAGGAAATGCAAATGGATATTTTAATGAAGTGCGGACACTCCGCAAATGCAATGGAGAAAATGGCAGACGGCACAGAGCGCCCGGCGTGCGTCATTTGTATGTGCAGCGAGGTTGCAGAGAGCAAACCGGATTTAACGGGACGAAAGGCGCGTTGCAGTTATTTCGGCAGGACTTTTAAACATAACGGCAGAACCGTAACGTGCCACGGCGAAACCGATTCAAAATATGGCCTGCCGTTTTTTGAGCATAAGCCCAAGGCGCAATACGATGAATATTATTGCGGCTGTTGGGGCTGGGATTGAAAGGGAGCCTGTCAAGTGAAACCGTGCGTCATAACCGGCCTGCCGTGTACAGGATGCGGGAAGTGCAGGCCCGGCATTGAGATTATACACCCCGACGCGCCGAGGCCGACAGAGAGTGAAGAGGGGGCTTGTCAAGCGGTCATATGCGTGCGGTGCGGCGAATCGATCAGCGGTAAATATACATGTGACATTAAAAATGACCGCGCCATATGCAAAGGATGCCGGGAAGAAATGGCATATAAGGAAGTCACTAAGCCGGAACTGATTGATTTTTTAAAAGACTGTCTGGATGCATTTACCCGTGATGAACTTTTGGCGGCGGTAAAAAGTTTAAAGGAAGATGCGCCGACGCAGTTTTTGAACTGGTACTATTCGGGGAATTTCGTACAGATGGACACAAGGGGGGATGGTTGAGATTTTTGAGTACATAGAGGACGGACACATTTATAAGCTGGACGGCATTGTCATTCCGGGTGTTACCGATTTGGTAAGGCCGCTCGGCGAGGACATTGACGAAATGCAGGAAAACGCCGTGGAGGCGGCGGCAGACCGCGGCGTTACCTGCCACAAGGTGCTTGAACTGTTATTAGGCGGAGAAACGGAAATTGAGTATCCGGACGCATACGAACCTTACGTTGAGGCTATACGGCTGTTTTTATCGGAGCATGAAATCATACCGCTGTCAATCGAAACTCCGATATGCAGCGAGCGGCTGCGCGTAGGTGGCACGCCGGACTTGCTTTGTTACTACGACGGTAAACTTGCCGCGTTGGATTACAAATTTGTTTCGCAGATAGCAAAGTCAAAGGTTCAGGCACAACTTAACGGGTATATGGAGCTGCTTATTGATAGTGGTGTATTCCCCGAAGAATTGCACGCGGTTCAGTTTTTAAACGACGGCAAATATCGACCCTATCCGGTATCAATCAACAATAAATGGTTTGTGGCGTGCTACGAAATTTATATGCGAAAGAACTGTAAGCATCCGAGGGGGCGCATTGAATGAATTTGTTTGAAAAGTTGCTGGATATCCAATGCAGCATAGACCGGTTTATAAAAGATAATACCATCGGGGAGGGCAAGGCGGCATATAAGGCGGTTGGCTCTGAGCAGGTATTAAATGAAATCAGGCCGCTTATGAACAGCCACAAGTTGCTGCTTGAACCGAGTGTTGAGGCGGCAAGGGTACAGAGCGATAAAACATCAAGCGGCACGACGCGATATTTCACTGAAATTGATATGGTCATGACATGGATTGACGTGGAAAGCGGTCAGGAAAGGCAGGTCAAGTGGTACGGGCAGGGCGTTGATTTGGCTGGGGAAAAGGGCGTCGGCAAGGCAAACACATACGCAGAAAAGTATTTTTTGATGAAGTACTTTCATGTGCCTACGCCGAAAGACGATCCAGACGGCGATAGCCGCACAAAAAGCGGAGAACTTAAACAAAGGGGCACACAGGCGGCGGCAGAAACAGCCGGCTATCAGCGCAAGGCCATGAAACAGATGCTTGCCGAATTGTATGAGGGCGACGCGGAAAAGATCAAGGGCGTTATTGTAAGCATTACAAAAAACGAAAGCCGACAGTATCCGGGCGTTGACAGCGTAGAGGCTATTTCAGACGTTTCCTTGCCTATCAATTACGATAAGGTCAAAAAAAGTTATGTCAAGCGCACTGGCAAGGAATTTAAGCTGACGGAGGACGCAGAAGATGCAGGCTAAGCTTGGGGACGGAATAATTGTATCCGGCATATTGCCAAAAGACGCGGAGTTCCAACTTACAAAGGAAAAACAGGTTCCGCTTTGCAAGTTTGGGCTTAAGGTCGGAGAGCGGCAGAACGGCGATAAGCGCGACGCGATATGGGCTAATTGTGTTTGCTGGCGAAATGTTGCAAACGCCGCGTCCGAGTTTTGCAAGGGCGATACCGTGCTGGCGTGGGGCAAATCACAAACAAGCTCATATGTCAGCCGAGACGGAGAGGACAAAACCAAAACTGAACTCGTGTGTGAGTTTGTAATAAAAATGGAAAGCATCGAAGATTTAGCCCACAAGGCATATTCCGCGCATGCGGAAAGCGGATTTCAGGATTTGCCGGATGCTTCAGACGATGAGTTGCCTCTTTAAGAAAGGAAGATTTTATGAGCAACAAAGACACATTTATTGAAATCTATAAAAACAATATCAAGCGCGATGGTGCGGACGCCCTGCTTGAGTGGCTGCTGAAAAGCGACTTCTTCACGGCTCCCGCAAGCACAAAATATCACGGCGCATATGAGGGCGGGCTTGTCGAACACAGTATAAACGTATATGAGCAATTTGTATGTAATGATGCCGAAACGCGGGCCATATGCGCCCTGCTTCACGACGTTTGCAAGGTCAATTTCTACAAAACCGATTTCCGCAACGTCAAAGACGAAAAGGGCGTTTGGCAGAAGGTTCCCTATTACGCCGTAGACGATCAACTGCCCTATGGTCACGGCGAAAAGTCTGTATACATTATCAGCGGATTTATGAAGCTGACGCGCGAGGAATCTATGGCCATCAGGTGGCATATGGGCGGCTTCGATGATGCTGTGCGCGGCGGCAGTTATTCCATGGGCGCGGCTTTTGAAAAGTATCCGCTTGCCGTCTATCTGCATACCGCCGACATGCTGGCAACCTACACGCTGGACGGCCCCCAACCCTAAAGGCACTTGCCCCATTACGCGGCTGCCATTCAAGCGCAGCATACCCAAAGCCGGGGGCGTTGATGATAACGATGCAACAAAAAGACTAATGGGCCGCGCGTCTGCTGCGCTTGGCGGCCCGATTTGAAAGGATGGTATTATGGCGTCATTTTTATGCGACAAGGCAATGGGACTAAATAATTTACCTATTATCGACCTTGGATATATCAACGATGATAGCACAAGTGAACGGTACCACAAGCTTTTAGCTTTTGGAATTGGACAGAAGAATTTCAACGTATTTTTTACCGGCAGGCTTGTTTGCAGGCCGCCTAAATCAAAGGTTGAAAAGGTTATGTCCGCTTTCCCTATCAAGGAGGGCGGCTCATACTGGCAGACAACACACAATTGGTTGTCGGCCCGATGATAAGGCGGTGAGTATGTACGAGGTCTATCGCGGCTCTGTGCGGCTGCTGCACGGCTACGACAAGCCCACGGCGGGCTACATTAAGGCGCTGGAACGGGCGGGGTATGAGGTCAGGCGGGAGAAGGTGAAGGATGAACGGCATAATCAGAGTATTTCCAGAGCAAACGAGTTGCACCCCAAATGATTCTTATGTGTTCATCGGTGGTTTACCGCAGATGCACGAGTTTATTCCGGAGCATAAACAAATCCACGTCTGTTGTGTGTTTACTTGGGATAAGGCGGCGTGTGAGGAAATCGCCTTTCAGTGCAAGGAGCGCACAAGCAAGCCTGTAAAGCTTGGAGGGCCTGCGTATGATAGCCCGGTTGATGGCTTTACGCCCGGTATGTACGTTCGTCGCGGGATTACATTCACGACGCGCGGTTGCAACAATAACTGCCCTTGGTGCTGCGTTCCAAGGCGGGAGGGAAGGCTGAAAGAACTTCCGATAACGTCCGGAAATATTATCCAAGACAACAATTTTCTTCAAGCGAATAGGGCACACAAAGACAAGGTTTTTGAAATGCTTAAGAAACAACGTAAGGCAATATTTAAAGGCGGCATTGAAACAGACCTGATTGACGACCATTTTATAAGCGGAATTACAAGCCTTAAATATCTGCCGGAGATATGGCTTGCTTGCGATACGGACGGTGCGTTGCCGAGATTAAAAAAGCTTGTGAGCGACTTATAAAGGTTGGTTACAACAGCGAGGGCAACAAAGATAAAATTCGTTGCTATGCGCTGATCGGTGACAACATGGAAAAGAACGAGGCCAGATTGCGAGAAATTTATGAAATTGGTGCGTTGCCGTCCGCGCAACTTTACAGGGATTTTTCAGAGGCAAAAACTAAGTACAGCAAAGAATGGGATGACTTTGAGCGCACATGGCAACGTCCGGCGGCGACAAAATCACATATGGAAAAAGGTACGTAAGCGGTAAAGGGGCGGGAGTATGGCAAGAAACAAAGACCCGGCGGTGTTGCTTTACACGGATGATTTTCTTGCCGGAACGATTGCAATGTCTGACGCGCAGGCCGGGAAATATATCAGGCTTCTTTGCTTGCAACATCAACAGGGCCATTTGCCAGAAAGCGTTATGCTGAAAATCTGCAAGGGACGCGATCCGGCTGTTTGGTCAAAATTCGTTCAAGGCGAGGATGGTCTTTATTTTAACCGAAGAATGGAAACGGAAAGTTTAAAACGACAGATTCATTCTGAAAAGCAAAGAGAAAAAATTATAAAAAGATGGGACGATGAAAGAGAAAAACGGAATAACCGCGGTAATACCGTGGTATTACCTTTAGGAAATGGAAATGGAATACGTAATATTATACCACCGTCCTTAGAGTACGTAACTTCGTATTGTAACGAGAGAACTAATAGTATTGACCCTCAAACGTTTATAGATTTTTATACTGCTAAAGACTGGAAGATAGGCAAAGAAAAGATGAAAGATTGGCAAGCGGCAGTCAGAACATGGGAAAAACGCAATACGGCGCAGCAACCCAAAAAGCGAAAATCATTTTCCGAGCTTGCGGCAGAAATGGACGGTGAGAACACATGACCAGACAGCAGATCGGCGCGATTATGGACATTTTGCACGCTGCCTATCCGCAGTTTTACAAGGGCATGAGCGACGAGGAAAATAAAAACGTGCTGAATTTATGGGCGACGATGTTTGCCGACGATGCGCCGGAAGTTGTTGCAAACGCGGTTAAGGCGCTGATTTGCAATAAAAAAGATTTCCCCCCGGATATCGCGACGGTCAAGGCTTACATCGGCAAGATCACACAGCCGGACGAAATGACTGAGCAGGAAGCCTGGGCGTTCATCCTGAAAGCTGTTACCAACAGCGCCTATGACAGCGCAAAGCAGTTTAAGGCCCTGCCGCCCGTATTGCAAAGGCTTGTCGGCAGTCCGCGTCAACTGTGGGAGTGGTCGCAGATCGACGCGGATCAGCTAAACACCGTCATAGCTTCGAACTTCATGCGGTCGTACAAGGTCAGGGCCGCCAGCGAACGGGAGGTTTTGGCACTGCCGGCAGACGTAAAGCGGTTTGTCGGGGAGATTGCCGGGAAGATGGACATAAACAGACTGACGGAGGGTGAAACGCATGAGTGACGGATACATACTTGCAATCGATCCCGGCAACGAAGAAAGCGCATGGGTACTATTGGGAGAGGATTTAAGTCCGATAAAATTTGCAAAAGAGAGCAACAAAAAGGCGATGGAAAGCATTGCTGGGATTTATCTTGAAAACGTTTCTGATTTTACAGTTTACGATCCGCTGACGGTTGTTGTTGAAATGATAGCCTCTTACGGAATGGCGGTTGGAAAAGAAGTGTTTGAAACGTGCGTCTGGATAGGGCGGTTTATGGAACAAGCCGAAACATACGGGTATAAGGCTGAAAAGGTGTACAGAAAAGATGCCAAATTAAACCTATGCGGAACGAGCAAAGCCAAAGATTCAAATATCCGCCAAGCGTTGATTGACAGATTTGGCCCGGTTGGGACAAAGAAAAATCCGGGTTGGTTCTACGGGGTGAGCAAAGACGTGTGGGCAGCCGTGGCTGTCGGTGTGACCTACGCAGACAATCTGAAATTGAGATAAGCGAGGTGTGACATGAAACCCATTTATGAACCAAAAGGCAAGGCTAAAGAGTACGGAGATTACGCGCTTAATATCTACACCGGATGCCCTCATCGGTGCTATTACTGCTTCGCGCCAAGCGTGTTGCACAAAAGCCGTGAGGAATTTCATAGCCACGTAGAGCCGCGCCCTGGCATTGTTGAGGCTGTCAGAAAACAGCTTGAAAACGAGAGGATAACCGATAAGCTCATTCACCTGTGCTTTACCTGCGACCCATACCCGCGTGGTTACGACTCCACGGTAACGCGGGAGATCATAAAGCTTTTGAAATATTATAAAAATCACATTCAAATACTGACCAAAGGCGGGAAAGAAGCGATAAGGGACTTTGACTTGCTTGATAGCGGTGATTGGTTTGGGGTTACGATTACCGGGGACTTTTGGAATGATAAAAAATCAGAGCCTAATGCCGCATCGTGGTTTGAAAACTTAGAAACTATGGCGGCGGCACATGACAAACAAATTCATACGTGGGTTTCCTGTGAGCCGGTTTTAGACGCTGACAACATATGCCGCTTGTTATCCGGGGATTGGCCCGTTGACCGTTTCAAAATCGGCAAGCTGAATTATCACCCGTCAAACATCAACTGGCACGACTTCGGGCATGAGGCTGAACGGCTTTGCAAACAGTTTGGGCGCGATTATTACATAAAAGAGGATTTGCGCCGGGAAATGGATTAAGATAAGCGGACACGCAGAAAGCCCCGCCTGACCGCCGCAGTTGACGCAGGACGGCAGAACACCCGTTCGGCGGTGCACGGATATGGCAGAACGGACAGAACGCAAGCAGGACAGCGACAGACATATATGGAGGTAAAAAATGAGTTGGCTTGAAAATTTAAAATCTGGAGATACAGTTATCGTTTCCAGCCACTATTATTCAAACGTTAAAACCATTGAAAAAGTGACACCTACTGGTCGGGTAAAAATTGGTTCAACCTATTACGACAAGAGCGGACGTTCAATAGGAGATCATAGATGGGATTGTGGCTCTTATCTCAAAGAAGCAACGCCGGAAGCGGTTGAAGATATCAGGCAAAAAGAAGTCATATCAAAAGCATTTAATGCCATGCGAAATAATTTTAAAGAACTTACTTATAAGCAATCCTTAGAAATATTAGCCATATTAGGGCAGACGGAAGAATAGACAGCGACAGGGGCAGATGAAAGGATGAATGAGGCGTGTCGCACCCGCTTAACCGATATCAAGACTACGAACGCGAAACAAACCAAGACGCTTACGAATATGAAAAACGCCAATATGAGCGTGAGGAAACCTATTGGAAAGACATCGACCGGGAGTTAGAGCGCAATTATTTTGGAAATAAAGGGGATGAATGAGGCGTGAAAACGGTGTGCTTTGAACTAACAATGCCACATGCGGCGAGTTGGAACGGCAGATGGTCAGGACAGGATGATGGACACTTTATTTTTAAATCCATATCCGACAAGTATTTTAAGGAAAACGAAAACAAACTTATCGGCTCATGGTTTTACTCATGGCCGGACGGATGGGGAGCGCAGATTAACGGCAGGCTGATTACTTCGGACGCAAAGAAAAAGCTCCAAAAAATCAATCGCGGTTTCTGCGGATATGGCTGGATGGTAGACAGCATCATGCTTGCCGGAGAAATTTATACATCAACCGAATTGCGCAATGTATTGTTGGAGGCGAAACCATGACCGACATTGAACGCGCCTTAATCGAATACGACGGCGACAACACAAAGCCCTACTGCGATCTGGTTTATAAGGCGCTAAAGGAACTGCGGGACAATCGCTGGATACCAGTTACGGAGAGGTTGCCGGAAAGTGGGACGCATGTTTTGCTATCGTGCAAAATCAGGCCAAACGATAGCGGCTATGTATGTGACGGATATTATGCCGCGCCAAAAACAATTGAATGCGACGGCAGCGGAGATTGTGCTTGTGAGTATGACGAGGAAGAGGATAAATACTTTTTACTTGAAGGATGGTATGAGGTCATTAAGAATTGGGATGATTTTTCATCGATTTGCATTGACGATTTTGTTACGCATTGGCGAACTTTGCCAACTTCACCCGCCGACAACGCCCAAGGGCTTGTCTGAGCCTGTTGCAACTAACTGAGCGCCGCTAACAGGTGCAGGGCTGTGTACGGATATGGCAGAACGGACAGAACGCAAGCAGGCGCATCACAGAGATGTTGAAAGGAGAAGCTCACACTATGTATCTTGGATATTTTGAAGAAGGGGACACATGCCCCGATTGCCACAAAGGGAAGTTGATTTATCCTCCTGTAGAAAACTGTAGTTGCCATATAAACGCTCCATGCTCCGCTTGCACAAGCAACAAATTGCAATGTGATGAGTGCGGGTTTGAACCAGAAGAGCCGGAATACAAAGACGTTCCAATCACTTACGGATTATGCATGCGAGAATACAAACCAAAACCGTTAGACAACACAAAAATTGATTATCGAATAAAAATGCATACAGCGGCGACGCAAATATGCGAGGGTGTTTATCCAGAAGGAACCGGCATAGATGCGGTTAGAAAAGCTGTAAACGGCACTTTCGGAGGACGGTTTGAATATTTCGGAGGAGGCAAATTTAAATTTATTGCATACACAGATTGACGCAGAACGCATGTACGGCGGTCACAGGGGCAAGGGAAAGGAGAATAAACGGTGATTCAAAGCTATCAAAAACATAGACTAACTCGAAAACCTCACGTTTGCTATCAATGCAAAAACACAATTCCGATTAAAACAAAATGCTATTGGTTTAAAGCTGTTGCTTTTAAAGATAGCGACGTTGGGCGCGACGAATGGCAAGAATTTTATATCTGTCCACATTGCGAAAATGAAAGCGAGGTCTAACCATGGACACAGAAAAGATTCAGGCGGCGATTAAGCGGCTGGGCGATTTTGTTTTCAAGATGGAATTAACCGGCTCCCTGTCTGCGATTACGCCGGACATAAAAACCGCCCTCGCCTGCATGGAAAAGCAGGTGGCGAAGCCTCTGCATAAAACCTATCCATACGGAAAAGCCAACGAACCGGAAACTGAATGTCCCGTATGCGGAAATCCGTATGCGGATGACAGCTATTGCGGCACATGCGGTCAAGCGATAGACCATTTGCGCGAGGAAAGCGAGGCAGAACATGAAAATAAGTCGTAAACGATGGGTAGTTATCCGCAACGGCAAAGAAATATTCTGCGGTCTTGCAAGAGCGTTTAAATTTAAGGCAATTGACGACATAGGCGACACGGCGATAAAAACATATCTCAGTCGCAATAAGGCCATAGCATCATTTCAAAGCAGTTGGAACATGTGCGCCGACGATATTTACGAAGTTGTTGAAGTGACCGAAACCATTTCAACGAAAAGCGAGGCTGATACCGAATGAGCACAACAAAAGAACTAATTGACGCGCTATATGACATGGTTGGTCAGTTTGCCTATACAAGCATAAAGTGGGGCGTTGAGTGCCTCCACGATGGCGGTTTGAGCGCACTTGAAAATGCTTTCTACGCCTTGGGGTACACGGACGGAATTGTGAGAAAAAAGCAATTTTACAAGGATTGGGAAAAGTTGGGCAAGGAGGCGGAGCATGGATAGGCTCACGTATAGAGGCGAATGGCATGATGGGGTAGTTCCCAATGGATTCGGAACATCAAAAATAATTAGCAATAAAGAACTTTTAGACCGCCTTGCCGCCTACGAAGACACGGGATACATGCCACAGGATTTACAAACAGAAATTGACGAGCTGAACAGATATAGGGACCTTGGTACCGTCGAGCATTACGCCGAGCTGGTCAAGGCTGAGAGCGAGGGCAGGATCGCAGAGTGTACGTGCGGGGAGTGCAAATATCGATTTGATATTTCCTATGAACCTGGTGGAATTGGATGTAAAAAAACATTGGCAAGGGTTATTAAATCCCATTCATGTTCTATGGCATTAGCAGAAAGGCGGGAAGGAAAATGACAGCTAATAAAGTTAAAACCATTTGTCTACTTGGGCAAGGCGAGCTGACCTGCGCATATTTGGTTTGCGGTCCGGATGGGTTTGAATGTGCAAAAGGCACGGGAATAGAAAAAGCAATCTCAGCGCGTTTGCGGGCGGGGACCATGAGGGCAAAGGGCGACAATTGCGACGAGGAAAGGAGCGTAACCCATGATTGACACAAAGGAACTGCAAGTAATAAAACAACAATTTTTAATTGCCAACAGCAGTGGAGACATAAATAAAATAATGTATGTGCTTGATTACATCCCTGCCCTGCTTGACCTCATTGCCGAAAAGGACAAGAGGATTGCGGAGCTTGCTCGTGTGACGGCGGAGAGGGACGCGCTTCGTGAATTTGCCATTCGAGCCAGCCGCGACTTTACCGAGTGCGACAAGATGTTTTTACATGTCGGTAGCCTAAAGCAAGACAGCGGATACAATGCCTATATGGTTGATGCAAGACAGTCCGGCGCTGTCCCGTTGACGTTTGAGCAGTGGTTACGCGGCCCGGAACAGGAGGCACGGTAGTATGGATAACCTTTGGACTAAAAACGGCTGTGATCAATGCTGGACATGTAAAAATTGTATTGGGCAAAGCAAAGATGATCACACGCTTCCCGGAATTGAGAATCCGGACGTTGTGTTCCTGCCAGAGTGTAAAAAAATGGAGGCGTTTATGACAAAAGTCTATGACAGGCCGTGTCGGGGTTATGAACAGGAGGGGCGGCAGATGGGCGACAAGATGGTTTTCGTGACAACTTGTGGGGACTGTAAATACGCCGAGCCACATAAAACATACCCAGAGTGGATTAAATGCACCGGCAGACTATGCGGAAGAATTTTTCACAAAAGCTTTTTCTGCCGGGCTGGGACACCAAAGGAGGCACACCCATGACGACTGATATTTTAACCGAACTGTGGCATGATTTTTATGCCGCGTTTTATAAGAGGATGGAGGAAGGGGCGGCACTTGCCGAACAGAAGGGAGAAAAGGGATGAATGAGCACGTTAATATTGTTGTAATCGTGTGGCTGTTTATCGTCACAATTGGCGGAGCAGTTGGCTGTACAGTACTCTGCATTGGCATTTGGAATGGTATCAAGGAAAGCATGGAGGAAAGACGCAATCGCCGCACTGAACGAAAGGGAGGCGGCAAGGATGGAAATTGATAAGATTACAACACTTGAACAGGCAATTAAATGGTTTGAGGGGAGCATAATAGACGACGATGATTTTCACCGCAATGAGTGTCCGGATTGTGCAGCGAACCGTTTTGCGCTACAAGCTCTCCATGCCCAGCAGGCGCGCGAAGCCGAGCCGAAAGCACTGACGCTGGAATTAATAAACGAGCTATTAGCAAAATTAGAAAAAGAAAAAGAAATTATAAGCAAAGAAGATGGAAAAGATTATGCGCACTTGACATTCAAGGATGGTCGGGAACACACGCTAATGCGCGTCAAAGCGTGGGCTAATACAAGGCTAAAACGCTCCTACGACCGCCCGAAGGAGCCGCCACATGAAACATAAATGCTGCGTGTGCCACAGGGAGGAGGTGGGCGATTGAGCAAAAGCAAATATTATTTGCCCCATAAAATCAAAAATTATGTCGAATGGCAGCTTGAACACTATCATAGCGATAAGCGGGCGTTAACAGACTATAAAAGTGGATTTATTCCGAATGGCGTTGCAAGTCTTAGTTTAGCAAGTGGTGTTAAAACCGGCACATCAGACCCAACGGCTAAAGCCGCCGTTTCGCTTGCAACAAGCGCCTACATAGCAACGACTGAGCGGTCACTTGCGGCGATTGAGGCGGCGTTAAAGCGCTGTGACAATGCCGATATGACGCTTATCGATTTGGTGTACTGGAAGCGGACGCACACGGTTGAGGGGGCGGCTATAATAGCCAATATTAGCAGACGGCAAGCATATGACCGACTTAACAAAAAGCTTTGTATTTTGGCTTTAGAATTGGGGCTGATTAATTTATAGTCAGAAAGCGAAAAGCCTGCCGCACAAAGACCGCACTTTAGAGGGCATAAAAAGCTTAGAATGATATTGTACCTAAAAGGCAGTCGGGAAACCGGCTGTCTTTCGTTGCGCACAACGTCAAATCACACCGAACGGAACATTAAAATGAAAGAGCGCGGTTACTTACAAATCAAATGCCCCATATGCGGACATATTTATTTTTACAGGCCAATATGTACCGAAACTGAAATTAAGTGTCGACAGTGCGGAAGCCATGTTGATATTTACTGCGGGCAGGATGGCATCGAGGTAGAGGAAAGCAATCTGTCCATTTTTAACGGAGAAGGTTATGAGGACTATACTGCGTATTATGCTATAACAAATAAAAATCCGAGGTAAAATATGGACTTTTGGAGATCAAATTATTGGCTTGAATATCTGCTCAACAGCAAAATTGGAACGGCTTATATAGACCGTTCTTTTTATATGGGCAAAACGTTTGTGCCGCTTATTCAAAACGGCTGCGAGTTGTATTCTCCGGGTTTTGACGACGACAAAGCCATTTTGGAATATGTCAAGGAATTGGCTTTACAGCACGGCATAAAGCGCATTCAGGTTGACAGCCAGATTAAAAGCTACCTCAACATATCCGGGTATACATGCATTATTGACCCTGCCAATATCAGCCCGTCAAAAGGGCATAAGAGCGCTATCAAAAAAGGACAGAAGTTTTTAACATATGAGATTGTGACCGAAACCGGTCAATTCATGCGCGATTATTTTGAAATAGCAGGCCGTCAGACGCGCCCCGAACGAACCTTTGAGCTTTTAGGTGATTGGATAAAGCTGGGTTACGGAACACTTTTAAGAGCAAAATTTGAGGACAAGACAGCCGGATATGTTTATTTGTTGCATTACGGCGATTATGCTTATTACTTTATGAGCGGAGTTTATGAGCAATACAAGTATCTTGATGTGTCCCATTATTTGCAGTCGGTGGCGTTTGATATTTTGCGGGATAAAGGCGTCACGCGGTATGAGCTAGGCGATCAGGCTTATAACGGCCTGTTTTATCAGCCGAGCGAAAAGGAGCGGAATATATCAAAATTTAAAAGAAACTTTGGCGGCGAGATCGTTATAAAGCCGAAATCAGAATATTTTTTTGATGCTGAGTATTTTAGAGACACGATGCAAAAACGCATAAATGGATATATCAATGCAGAATTGTTATGAGCAATGGAAATTGTTTATATAAGCATAAGACAGCATTGCAAGGCTGTAGGCAGGGAAACCGTACCCCCTGCCTTTTCTTATGCTCTTTTGAGTACGGAAATAAAAAATAGAAAGGTACGGGAGAAAATGGGAATTAGAAAAGATTTGACCGGGAAAAAGTATGGGAAGTTAACTGTTCTTGGATTTAGCCATTTTAATAAAGGTTTTTCAATGTGGCGATGCAAATGTGAATGTGGGAACGAAATAGTAACAAGGGGAACGAGCCTAACAAGGGGATGCACGAAATCATGCCATAATAATTATTTTGAGAAAGATGATTATTGCGTTGGAAGAATTCATAACGGAGCATTATTTATGTTCGATAAAATAGACCTTGCGGAAGTTTCAAAACACAATTGGTCTCAAGGCCAAGGCGGATATTTGGAAACAACAATAAAAAACAAGCACGTAAGATTGCAACGGCTTATTATGGGCCCGCAAAATGATCAAGTTGTTGATCACATTAATCATAATATTTCTGACAATAGACGACGAAATTTGAGAATATGTTCAGCCGGCGAAAACCTTTACAATCAAATAAAACCAAAAGGATGCACTTCAAAACATAAGGGCGTAAGTTTAATTAGAAAAACCGGAAAATGGGAAGCAAGAATAAAACATATGAATAAATCGTATTATTTGGGTCACTTTGCAAGTGAAATAGACGCCGCAATTGTTTATAACAAAAAAGCGGTTGAATTATTCAGAGAATATGCCTATTTAAATAACGTTTGAGGTGCAAATTATGATAAAAGAAAAAACAATCAAAGCAATAATCCCGGCAAGAATGACATCGTCGAGATTACCCGGAAAAATAATGATGGATATAAACGGGAAGCCGGCATTACAGCGAGTAATTGAGCGAGTAAGGGGCAGTAAATTACTCGATGGGATTGTTATAGCGACGACCATAAATAAAGACGATGATTGTATAGAGAAATTTTGTCAAACTCAAAACGTTGAATGTTGCCGAGGGTCGGAAAACAATGTGCTTGAACGGATTATAAAAGCTGCGAGACAATCAGGCGCTGATATAATTGTTGAATTGACAAGTGACTGCCCTCTCATATGGAAAGATCACATTGATGCCCTGATAAATGCCCATATGTATGATTACCCGAAATTCGACATGACCTCAAATGTTGAAATTAGGAGTTTCCCGAGAGGGTTCGATTTAAGAATTGTTAATATTGAAGCGCTGGAACGTTCTGAAAAAGAAATCGACAACGACTTGGATTTACAACACGCATTAACGTGGATATACTTAAATCCAAAGGGCAAAGAAGGATACTCAAGGTTCAATCAAGTTGCGCCGCCGAACGAACATAGGCCGGATATTGAGATCACGCTTGACACCGCAGAGGATTTAGAGCTTCTGCGGTTTATTTATGCGTTTGAGGGGCAGGGCTACAACCTGGAACTGACGCCGGAGCAGATCATCGGAATTATTAATGACTATCCCATGATGTACAAAAAAGTGGCTGAGATCAAGCGCAAAGACTATTTTGCAGAGCTTCAGGAGTGGTACGACGCACATAAAAATGATGAGGTGAAAAAGAAAAATGAACCAGTACCGAGCATTAATAATCGGAATGGGCGGGCAGGGAAGCGAGGCCGACCAGCCGGGAAGCGGAAATGAATATAAAATCATAAGCTTTACCCACGCCTTTAAATTACATCCCGGCTTCACCAATCCGATTTTATACGACATAGACCCCGCAAAGGCTGAAAAGGCAGCAAAGGCATGGAACACACATAAAACCAATGATTATGTCTTTGCGCTTGGCTTTCAAAGGTTTGACGTTGCAATCGTAGCCACCCCGGACGATACACACTGCGAAATTCTCAAAACGCTTGCAAAGCATCAGCTAAAGCTCGTTATCTGCGAAAAGCCGCTGTGCACAGATTTGCGGGAAGCGCGGGAAATTGTCGAGCTTTACAGGGCAAAAAACATACCGCTTATGGTAAACTACACCCGACGCTTTACACCAAAATATCAGGAAATGAAGCGGTTTTATGACATGGGGGTATACGGGAAAGCTGAGGGGGCGCACCTGTTATTTAATCGCGGATGGATACATTCGGCAACGCACGGCATGGACTTATTCAACTGGTTTTTTGGGGATAGCATAAGGCCAAAAATTGAATATGTTGGGTTCGAAGTGCCGCGCCGTTGGTTGCTCAGCATTTGTTTTGAAAAGTACTTTTGGAGCGAAATAAGGCAAAATGAGCAGCCCGTATCAAACATATTCGACAATACAGCATGGTATCTTACCGAAAACGCTTACAACTTTTTAGATGGCAAAGAGCCGTTGAAATGTACAGGCGACGATGCACTAAAGGCGCTTGAAAAATGCTTTGAGTTGATGGCGGGAGAAAAATAACAATGCAATATAAGGGCGAAGGATACAAATTTAATCTTTATAAGGCGCATTATTGTACAAAGTGCGGAAATAGATTGCCTTTTGAAGATCAAGACATGGGCAACATATGCCATATCCCCTATTATTACACTCGCTACTGGAAACAACTTCAAGCTTTTAAAGACGGTGGAATAGAAATATTGAAAATTTTGGGATTTAAGGAAAGCATACCAATTATAATACAAGCAATGGTTGAACTGGACGAATGTTTATCGGGCATAGCATTAACAAGATCAGACATACGGGCAAAATGCTTTTTAAAAACGTTGCTTAATACAGCAAAATCATATTCAAGTTCAGAAAATATATATTGGCGATAAAAGTAAAATTAACGGAGGAAAAATAATGTCAATCGGAAAAGAAGAATTAGAAGCTGTAACAAGGGTTATTAATAATGGATGTTTGAGCGGGTATCAAGGAAACTGGTCTGACGCTTTTTATGGCGGCCCTGAGATCAAGGCGCTTGAAAAAGAGTGGTCTGAATATTTCGGAGTTAAGCACGCCATAGCTTGTAATTCGGCAACAAGCGGATTGTGGATGGCACTGTCGGCGATAGGACTTAAAGGCGAGCATTATCCCATGATACAAATTGGTCAAAATGCAGAAAGCGGAATAACGATTTATCATAATGAAGATGAAGTCATCGTTACACCCTATTCTATGACATGCTCAGCTTCTATTCCATTACACTTTGGCGCAAAGCCGGTTTTTGCCGACATTGAACCTGATTATTTTTGCCTTGACCCCAAATCTGTTGAAAGCAAAATAACAAAACACACAAGAGCGATCATTGTTGTAGACCTATTTGGTCAGCCATACGACGCAGACGCTATCAACGCAATAGCTGATAAATACAGTAAAATATATGGTCACAAGATATATGTCATTGAGGATTCCGCACAGGCCATAGGAGCGACGTACAAGGGCAAATATGCGGGTACGCTTGGTGATATAGGGGTTTACTCACTGAACCGCAATAAGCATATACAGTGCGGCGACGGCGGCGTTGCGGTGACGAATGATGATGATTTGGCCATGAAACTAAGACTCGTTATGAACCATTCCGAAGCCGTTATTAATGACTACAACAGAAAAATAAACGAAGTAAGCACGGAAGAGTATCTCAAAAATTTTGAAAGAGATTACAATAAAATATTCGCACATAATAACATCGGGCTTGTCGGCATGAACCTCCGCATGACAGAACTTTCCGCAGCAATAGCCAGGGAACAGCTTAAGAAACTTAATGGGATTATCAAATTTCAACAAGAAATTGGGCAGACATTTCCTGTGAAGGTTCGCGAAGGCTGTGAACACTCATTTTATAGATATGCCTATATACCAGATAATTCAAATAAAGAGGTTGAATTTATAAACGAGTATTGCCCAATGGAACACGCAAAGCGCCACTACATAACCCCAATATACAAGATGCCATTATTTAAGTCGCTAGGCTATGAAGACGGACTATGCCCAGTATGTGAGCAAGTGGACGAAAACATTGTGCTGGCGTGGTTTAAAGAGGTGCTGTGATGGATGATAAAAGGCGCATATTGGCAAGCATAAAAACCGTTCCTGTGCCTACACAAGAGCATGACGTTCCGACAACAATAGGAGAGCGCATTATTCAATGGCTGGTAATGGGCGCAGAGACAGAGCATAAAGGGAGTTGATATTATGGGACATCCGGGAAATTCAGATAAATACGCGTATCTTAGCATACCGGTACCTGGGCCAGGCGCACCGAGGAAATACGAAACTGCGGCAGAACTTACAAAGCTTATTGAGGATTATTTCGCTTCGTGCTGGGAGGAAGACTGGCGCGAGGAATATGTGGGCGAGAGCAAAGAAAAACAATGGGTGCAAAAATTCGACCACAACGGAGAGCCTTTAATGAAACTTAAGGAACGCCCCACGGTGACAGGGCTTGCAAGGGCGTTGGGGTTTACCACAAGGCAGGCCCTCATGAACTATCAACACAAGGATGAATTTGCCGACACCATTAACGCCGCTAAGCTGCTTGTTGAGCATTACTATGAAAACGGTGGCGCAAAAGGTGAAATACATCCGGCAACAACCATATTCGCGCTAAAGAACTTCGGCTGGACTGATGTAATCCAGATAAAGAATACCGATACCTCAGACAGACTCACATCGGATGAAATAGCAGCGCAGATTGAGGCGGCAAAGAAGCGAATAAACAAGGAAGCGGAGCAGTTGTGAGAAGTGCTAAAAAACATGCTTTTATGGACACGATAAAAAGAAACCCCTCAAACGCCCCCCAAATCTTATACATTTAGTGCATAAAAGTGACTAATATTTATGCACTTTGATTGGCATTATATGGCAATTGGCAACAATTCCGCTAAAACAACCACAATATATGGTATGTATAATTATGCATCAATGGTATGCGTATGCGCGAGACAGCAAACCATTGCAATTACTGGCTTTCTTAAAAATAACGATTAAACAAAGATATTATTTTGTTTAATAAGAATTCATGCATGATGAATAGTTATGCATGCATAAAAACACCGGATTGTGACCCGCCGAACGCACTATAGGGGGCGGGGGGTGCTTTTGTCCTGTTTTTTCGAGCAGACCCCTCAGTTAGCCCCACAAAAATTTCTACCAAAACAAAAGGGGCTTATTATTAAACAAACAACTGGTTTTCA